GTCGAACCCTATTTCGAAAACGTGTCCGTGAAGGATCACACGTACACGAATCGTGACCAGTGCGAGATCGTGGAAGACCTTGTAACCACCACGCTTAAAAACCACCGGTTCAATCTCGTTGTCGAAGCATCCCCGAGTAGCGTCAAACGTGACCGCACGTATGAGGCGGAAAGCGACAAGACCCTGCTAAGCGTGCTTCAAGAGCTTGCCAACGTGCTGAACGGGCCGGAATGGTGTACATCATGGCGTGCCATCAACGACGGGCATTATGAACCTGTGATGACGGTCGCCGACCATATCGGCTCCACCACGCCAAGCACGACGTTCGATGAAAGCGTTATGACCACCTTCACCCTGTTGGAGGATTACACGAACGGGTATGGCGCTAACGCGGTAATGGCTGTGAGTACGGCTGACGCTGGAGACCGTCCGCAATCCGATTGGATGATCGCAAACCAACCTAACAGGCCCATGCTGGAATATGTGTTCCAACCGTCCACCAGCATCACGAACAAGAGTACGCTGGACGAACACGCCAAGTCCTCGTTGTTGCAGATGCAGAACGGTACCCAGACCATCACTATGGGCTTGAGTCTGCTTTCCGCTCCGATGGTGTATGAGGAATGGAAGCCGGGTGACCTCATATCGTGGACTGTGGAGGAAGACGCCGAGCATTTCCCCGACCATAATCACGGTAAAGCCCGTATCATCGGGTACGAGATAGACTTCAGTGGAGCTTGGACTATCACCCCAACGTTGCAGCAGGAGGACACGAATGCCGAGCAAATTCAAGTTCAGTCTAGATAGCGCGGACGCTACAGCACGCCAGTTCTCGGACATTAAACGCCAGTTGCAGGAACTGCCGCCGAGCATCGTCAACAGCGTTAAACCTATGGTCGATCAGATCACGGAGATGTATGAGGAAGTGCAGACGCTGACGAACAATCTTGACCAGCGTGTGCAGGAAAGCATCACTCGCAACAGCTATACCCGTGCCGAGATTGACGTTAAAACTCAGACGTGGAACTGGGGTGTATTGGCTCCCAATCGTGGTGGTACTGGTATCGCCAACGCTTATAACAATGTGTTTGCGTCAGGCTCTTGGCGCGCGGTGTGGGTGTTGTCTGACGGTACTATGGGCACGGCTCAGTCGATTCGTGCAGTGAAGACCGATATCGTGGACGCGGATGACTACATTCCCGTTGACGCTCTCCGCAAGGTGAAGTGGTGCATATATCGGATGAAGGATGATAAGAACCTGAATCTTGATGACGCGCAGCCGTTGGTCGGCATGATCGCCGACGATCTGGATGAAAACGGATTGGGGTTCTTCTGCGAATACGATGAAGACGGCACGCTGGTAGGTATCAACTACCCCATGCTTGGTGTGGCGGCGCTTCGACTTGCTCAGCATGTGGCGGATGACTTGGACGCGCTCAAAGCTAAGGTTGATGCTCTATCCACCGACAAAGATAAAATAGGTGTAGACGATTCGGAGGAATGATTATGGCTATCATCATGCACCCGCTTACCGCGAAAAACGGTTCCCCTGAGTACACGGCGGACGATTACAGGCACGCCATCAATCCTCTGCTGTTGCCGTCCGATGGTACCGCGTTCAACGGGCTGTCCGGCATCCGCTACGGTTCCCCGAGTCCTCTGGTCACGGTGAGCGGCCTGACTGTTACGGTCAAGCCTCATTGCGGTACCATCAGCCCGTGGGATGGTCTCGGAGCGTACACTTACGCCATCACCACCAATACGACCGTGCAACTGGCGGCCTCCACCAACGATTACAAGATCGCGGTGACGGTGGAAGACCCTTCACAGTCTCATGGTACGACTCCGCGCGGCAAGATCGAAGTATTCACGGCGGGTACGCCTGACTCGAATATCAATGGTCTTGTGATTGCCAAGGTGAACGCCGGTGTCGCGTCTGATGTGGCTCCGATGATTCGTAACAGCGCTATCCTGATGGCGCGTGATCTTGAGCAGCTTAACACCATTGACGCGGTGGACGGGCAGGAGGCTGTGACAATCACCGATAATGCCCATTATGTTAGAAACGGTGGAATGTGGGCTTCTTCACAGTTATTTGACTCGTCGGACACGTTCAAAGCCTCCGGATACACGAATTCTAACAACTGGTATGAATTTACGTTCTCGTCCCGCGTCACATCGTTCGGAAGCACTCAAAACGTGGAATTGGCGAAGTCCGGAAACATAAACTGCTGCCATATTCTGCACGGTGGATGGTACATGCTTAGCGCATTCCTTAACGTCAAGTATGATCATACAGACGCTCCTGGGGTGTGGTTTCGACGGTTCTCCGGAAACAAGTGGACCAAGTATATCGACACTCATGTTTCGTTCTCAAAGGGTGACTGGAATGGATATACGTCATTCGGCATTCCGACCGTGGTCTACAATATCCCGGATAATACTGTTATCTCGTTGGGTATTGGGGATAATTTCGTTTCGGCTGTCGGCAGTTTTACGGAGTTCACCGTAACTAGGATTAACCGGAACCTGTAATCTCGTTATAGCGGCATACCGCCCTCTGCTCGCACTTCGATATTCCCCGGAATCGGAACGACGAAGCTCACCAATGGGCGGAACACGTCATTGGGTGTAATATGCTGGCCTACTGAAGTTGTGCCGTGGTAGTTACCATCCAAAGTTAATCCACATCTCCCAATTGCTGTTCATGATAGTGGGTATTATTTTCACGGTCTAAGATAAAATCATGATGGAAATTATCACGGCGATCATCGGCGTAGGCGGCGTAGCACTCGGAGGACTCATAACATGGCTAGCTAACCGTAGGTCAGACCTGACCAGCGCATATCAGGCACTAGTCTCAGCCCAAGGGGACATGAAACGGCAGATCGACGCCCAAGACCAGAAGATAAACGCGCTAATCAAGAATCGGGAGGAGTTGCAATACACGATCGATCTTGAGACTGGCTATATTCGCGCGTTGGGGCATTGGCTGTCCAAGTTCTGCGAGATTATCGAACCTGAATTTTTGGAGAATCATCCTAAACCGTCATTGCCCGATGATCTACGCGACCGTATTGCGTCGCTTGAGGAACTGGCAGGCGATAACTGAATGTCATTTGATAGTGTGCGAAAACGCGGCACTACTCCATGACCCGACGTTATATGTGATATTGGCAAAAGGTCTCACATACAACCCTGTAGAATCTAACTGAAAACAGGAAAGGATTGACTAGTAAATATACGTTATCCCACCCAAACAAGAATTCGCTGAACCTGACCCGCCTTGATTAGACAACGAAACAGTTCCATCTGCGCTAACAGATAACATTTTCGTAGTGGAACCTCCGTTCTGGACAACCACTGAAGTATTTAACTGTCTTTTTGGAACGCATTTATCTGGAATTTTGAACGGAGCCTTTATACTATCCCACGAGCCTGAGCCAGTTTTCGCGCCATTGCACTCGACGCGGACAATACGCGCTAAATAATTGATAAACAAATCCCAATTAGTCCAATGCTGATAGTAATACGAGGCAACCCACTGGCCGCTATCCCGCATATAATGGGCATTATCGGTGATAATAATATCGATTCGTTTTTTGATGATAAAATGATCCTATGAGACGTTTCAAACGGTGCATAATCATTATCATGTCGCCCTCTGTCGTCTCGTTGATAGTCCACGTCCTGATAACGGCCTACGCCGTTTTATGCATGGCGTGGCTGTTCTTCTACATAATCAGCTTATAAAAGGAGTTTCGATGGCTTTGAACGGTATCGACATCAGCAATTGGCAGGCTGGTATCGACTTGTCTGCCGTACCTTGTGATTTCGTTATCAGTAAGGCGACGGAGGGATGCTGGTATGTGTCAGCTGATTGTGCTCGGCAGGTGGAACAGGCGTTGAGTCTGGGAAAGTGTGTGGGCGTATACCATTACGCCAACGGTGGTGACGCCGTCTCCGAAGCTGACTACTTTGTGAACAATTGCGCGAATTGGGTCGGCAAGGTCGTATGGTGCTTGGACTGGGAGCCGCAGGGTAACGGACTGGCCGGGTCTGGCGCGTCTGCTCAGCAGTGGATTAGGTCGTTCTGTGACCGTGTATACGAGCGTACAGGCTCCCAGCCTATCGTCTACGTGGGAGCGTCCATGCTTAACGACGTGCAGAACATTGGTGATCGTGGATTGTGGGTGGCTCAGTACGCGAATATGGATGCTACGGGGTATCAGGATACGCCGTGGAACGAGGGCGCATATGCGTGCGCTATCCGCCAGTATTCGGGCAATGGTCGTCTGCCCGGATATTCAGGCAGTCTTGACCTTGACAAGTTCTATGGTGATGTGGATGCGTGGAATGCGTATAAGGCGGGTCATTCGAGTGTGACCAACGTGCCGACACCTTCCGCTCCTGCCCCGTCTACTCCCGCGTCTGGCACGTACACTGTGCGCTCTGGTGACACGTTGAGTGGTATCGCGTCGATGTATGGGACTAGCTGGCAGGTGCTGGCGCAGATTAATAATCTGTCTGACCCTAATCTGATTTATCCGGGTCAGGTGCTGAATATCAATGGCACTGCCAATACGGTTCAGCCCGGTAGCGGCACGTATACGGTGCAGTCGGGGGACACGCTGAGTGGTATCGCCGCCAAGTTTGGGACTTCGTGGCAGACTCTCCAGCAGCTTAACGGCATTGCCGACCCTAATCTGATTTATCCGGGTCAGGTGCTGAAACTGCCGGGCGGAGCACCGTCACCGTCCGTTACACCGTCACCGTCCGTTACGACGTACACTATCCAGCCCGGTGACACATTGAGCGGTATCGCCGCCCAGTACGGTACCAGTGTTTCCAATCTGGTGGCGTTGAACGGTATCGCCAACCCTGACGTGATCTACGCGGGCCAGACAATCCGCATCAAGTAGCCTATTTAGGAGGTTTGTTATGAGCATGAATACTGGTGAGCCGACCACTGAAACAGCGGTCACCAATGAGATACCGGACGGTAATGATAATTACGTGCCGACGTTCAACGCCGCGACTCGTAAGTGGGCGTATCTGGTTTCCGGTCTGGTTGGTATCGCCGGTGCGGTGCTGAGTTTCGTGAGCACCGTGCCGGACGTGCCGTCGTGGGTGGCTGTGATGGGTGGCGCTTGCGCTCTGGTCGGCTCCGGCGTGGCTGGAATGTTCGGCGTCCACTATGCAGGCATCTCCAAGTGAGGTAATTATGACAATCGCATTGCTTGAAGTTAATCAAGCAATCATGCAAGGAGCATAACCAATGTTCGAAACATTCCAAACCATTATCAACGCCGGAGGCTATGACCTCGCTGACTTCACCGAGCGCATCAAGACCATGTACGTGATGGGCGAACTCACCGAGGACGAGATGGAACAGCTTTTCGAACAGGCGCAGGATAACGCCAAGCCCGACGATTCCTACGCCCCATTGGCCGACCGTGTGAAGGCCATCGAGGAATGGGAGACGACCATCGAGGAGCGTTTAAGCAAGCTGGAATCAGGTTCATCGACCGACCCCGGCGACCCCGAGGAACCCGGCGATGAATGGCCGGAATACAAGCAGCCTACCGGCGCGCACGACGCCTACCGCGTAGGCGACAAAATCACCTACAACGGGAAGCACTACACGTGCGTGCTGGACGGGTGCGTGTGGACTCCGGACACCTACCCGCAGGGGTGGCAGGAAGAGGCATGACCCGCATCTACACTGGCACCTCCAAGTGATAGACTGGGGTTGCTCCTTTCGAGCGATGGTGTGATGACCGAATGAATTAGCCCGGCACTGGTCTTGACGACTGGTGCCGGGCTATTCTTTTTTTTTCAGTTGTTCAAGAGGAAGTCTCGATCTCGGTATTCGCTGAACACTGGAACGTTCTCGGGGTGATCGTTGTAGGCGCTGACCAGCCATCCTTTTACGTATGATTCCTTGGGGTGGGCGTGGATGCGTGCGTGGCACCCCATTGTTCCCGACCCACACACGGTAATAAGATTGCTGGGCAGGTTTAGTCCTTCCCAAGCGTGGGAGCGCATACGCCGGTGATGCAGATTAAAAGCGGAGGCGCTCAATGTTCTCCCACAGATGAAGCATCTGCCGTGGTCTCGGTGGAACACTTTCATACGGGTTTCGATATCCGGGTCTGTTTTGCTCACTCGGATACTCCTTCGCAGTGGAAGAAGTACAAGGTTATCGGGGAGACGAGTTTGAAGAAATATTGCTTATCGGTGTCTGTCTTGCATTCATGAATGGACGTTATCTTGACGCCTTCAACGCTGCCCAGAACGTCGTAGAGTTTGAGGAATGCTTTGGCGTCTTTAATCCCGATTTGTCCGAACGTGAGTTCCTGTCCGAGCCCTTGGGTGTCGATGATTGCCTGTGCTTGCGGTGTCTTCTGCAAGAGGTTGATGATTGCGGTCAGATAGTTGATGGTGTTCATTGTTGCTCCTTTGGTGTGATGATGATTGGATTAATGGTGCAGGTTTTTTTAGACTATGTTCTAGTCTTTGGTCAGGATGTCGTATCCGAGTTGTTCGGCTAGTCGCAACCGGTATTGTTTTTGTGGTTTACGGCGTCCGGTTTCCCACATGGCTATTACGTTTGGGCTGGCGACGCTGATTCGTTCGGCGAGTTCCGCCTGCGAATACCCGTGGCGTAGACGCCAGTATTTGATGCACTGGCCGATGGTTACTCGGTCGCTGATGGTCGTATAGTCAACTGGGATGTTGCCGATGTTCTGTCGTGTGAAGAACTGGCCGGTCTGGCTGTCCTGTTCCACGGTGACTTCTTGACCGTTGATTACTGTCTTGATTTTGTCTTGCTTGCGCATGTTTCGCCTCCCTATGACGTGTGATATATAGATTATATCACATTGTTTCTGTTTTGCCAAACAGCTCACTAATGGCTTCGCGCCCGTCGTTAGTCAGCGCGAACCGCCAGCAATGACGGTGCCGACTGTTCACGCCATCCCTATCGACACGGCACACTTGACCGGAACGCTCAAGCTTGATCATGCGCGTCCTTAATCCCTGCGGACTATCGTCATACTTCGCTAAGACCGCCATCCGTTCGATTTCCTCGTGGGTAAGCGGACGCTTAGCCATCCAAAGAATCAACAGCACATGAACCTGTTGTTTGCTGAACATTACGCCACCGCCGTTTCAGCCGAGTGGCGGAGGAATGCGGCCATGCCAGCGGCCACAATCCACCCGGCCACCCACTTGACTCCGAACCGTATCCGGTTGATCTTGGCTGACATAGCCCACACCGGGAGCGACACCCACGGGCTAAGACACCAGCCGCAATAGGCGAGTTCTCCGAGACTATCCGCGTAATCCTTGGCCCACGTGGGGAGCGAGTTGGACAGGTTCTCGGTCTTTACGGTCAGCTTGCGGCGGAGCATGGAGAACATATAGCCGGGACCGGGAGAGAGCTGTACGACAGTGGTCGCGTATCCAGCCGTGATTCCAGCGGAAAACACGGCAGTCCACCAATTGCCATCATTCTTCATTGGGCTTCCTTTCCTCGTGGCGACGCCAGCAGTGATACCGCTTGTTGTAGTCCGCGTACAGCTCTTCGTAGAGTTGTTTCGCCTCGTTGGTGGCTTCGTCGTGGTCGAACCCGTGCTGTTGCAAGACGTATTGAGCGGCACCTACCCAGATGGATCGGCGAACGTGCTGATACCAACGGTCAAACAGTTTGCCGCACACCTTGTCATGCTTGTCGTCTCCGAGAAAGTCGGCAACGCTCTCCACCACGAACTTACGCAGAGTGTTCGCGGTGATATGGTTACGGTCGAACAGTTCCAGCACGTCGCTGGTTAAAATGTCATTCTTCATTGGGTTCCTCCTCTTCTTCGGGTTCGTCGTCGTCCACTAGATAATCGTCAAGGCTGATGTCTTGCGGCTCGAAGTAAATCAATCCATCCAGCAAGATCATCGGGTATCGCACGGTTACCCCTTGGTCTTTGGCTATGGCGCGTATACCTCTGGCGGTGGGGCTTCCCGACAGCACGATACGGAGCCTACGGCCCATCTGCTGTGCGTACACGCGACACGTCATCAGATAAACGGCGTCCTTCCGGTTGCACGTGGGGCATCCGTCGAACAGGACGAACATGTCAGGGCTTTCCAAGATCGTTGCGGTTTTCATCAGAACGTCACCCCCAGAGCGTCGGCCAGCACATCGGAGATATGGAGCGTGGCCAACTGGCTACGCTTATGGTTCTCGATTTTTTCGGTGATGTCCTTGCGGTACACGGGGATGACCTGATGGTGTGCGGCTCCGACCACGCGCGGGTCGAACATCGAAAAGAACAGAACTTCCAGCGAATCGCACACGACGAAGTACTGGAGCACCTGTGCTTTGTATTGGTCGGGGATGAAGTCGAAGCCGTTCGCCTTAGAGTCCAGAGTGTACTCGGGCAACACCTGTTCAATGACTTCGACCAGTTCGGGTTTGAGGTTGGCGATATGAGATCGCATGGCGTTCGTGTGCATCATCCACGGTACGACGGTCTGCAAATGGTAGGCTGAGCCGAGCGACTTGCATTCGATGGCCCACGTCGGCTTCTCAGTGTTCTCGTAGGCGTCTGGACTGCACGCGATACGGTTGTCGTCGTCACTCTCCCAGATACCGCAATCGGGGACGCAATCGACGGGGTTGAAGCCGAGCGTTTTGAGGGTGATCTGGATGTTCTCGGGTTCGAGACGGTGGCCGCGTTCCATCGGAGGCTCACCGTCTGCTGGTTCTGCCCACAGTTCCGCTAGGAACTTCCAGAAGTCCACGCCGACCTTAAGCCGCTTGTTCTTGGCTTCGGCGTCCACGATCTTATCGTCGTAGTTCTGGGCCTTCGTGTAATACTCGTTGGCTTTGTCTGGCGTCTTCGCCTTCTTCGCTTGTTCCAACGCCTTGTCTCGGTACTCTTTAAGTTTTTCTACGTCGGTCTGAGCGTAGTGTTCCAAGGCGAGTCCGCCGCTTTTGGTGCCGGTGATACGGCCCACTCGTTCATCAAGCCATGCTTCCGTGTCGGACGACTGGCTGACATTAATGATCTTCATTGTGGTTGTCCTTTCGGTTGGGTGTGGGCGGGTGACGAGTCCCGCACACAAGTATCTGTTATGCAAAGCGGGGAGCGTACTGTTTTACGATGATGTTCATTGCAACTCCTTGGGTTATATATCAAGCCGTTTGCTTGATATATATAATATATCACAAGTGGTGTGGTTAAGCAATCAGCGACACGCAGGGACATGTCTCAGCGCCCTAGTAGGACGTGGATAATCAACGGTGATTGATGGGCGTGACTGATAGGCTCACGCCCGAAAGCCCGGAACAAGTTAGCGCATACGCTTGCGGTTAGGACAATTGGGATATTCGATAGCTCGACACTGTAGAGCTTCTTCCATTTCCAAACGGCGTGCATTGCTGCATAGGAAACACGCCTCAGCGGTATTGCGACACTCTTCACGCCACAATGCATCAGCACGTTTCGGATTATCACAGTCGCTCTCGGCGATAAAACAGCGCAAGGCGCTCTCACGGTAACGTTCGGCCTCATCCCGCAGCTTGCGGGAGTCTGGCGTCACAGGAAAACCGTAGTACGGATAACGTTGATCGATGGGGCACTTCTCACACATGACTTGCCTCTCAGTGTTCCCGCGCGTACCGGCTGATAACACGCTCCGCCTGTCTGAGGGCACGCGCCTGCAAGTCAAGCATAGGCTCGCCACGGAACGCCATGCTTGCATCATGACCATTAGCCATGTACCGGCGCATTTCGGACGGGGTGAAGAACCGGGCGGCGATATCCACGTTGTATACGAGAGCGCACCCGCCGTAACTGTATTCCCGCCAATTGTCCGCGCCGTTCAGCAACAGCGCGCGACGCGATCCGAAGTGGTCGGGAAGAACCGTTTCGGGCATGTCGAGCGAATCAAGCAATGCCAGCGCGGTATCCTTCACGCCATGTCCCCACTTGCTGCGGGGCTTGAACTCGGCTTCGATATTCTTGTAGGTCTCATCAACGGTATACATTTTGACACTCCATTCCAGCCCCCTTGCTAGAATAAGAGGGCTTATAAATCGGTTTGTTTTAAGCAAAACTCCAAAAGTGCGCAAGCGCGAAATGCCACTCACGTTCGGTTGACGGCGTTCATCAGACTGTTGAGGTCGGTTTGCGTGAGTCCTTTCCATCCCCTGACCTGACGGTTCAGAGTCCCGTTGATAAACTCGCCGCGCGCCTCCGATGGGATGTTGTGCGCGTCCATCGCCTTGACCAGCTTGGCGTACTGCTCCGCGCTTATGGGACGGTCTGCGGTCTCATACCGTTGCTTGGCATACGCTCCGTCGTCGTCCTTGTCGGGGAAGATGCCCAACACTGCGTAGAGACTATAGCGGCGGGCGTAGGTGATCGCGCTACCGACCTGCTGGGGGTCGCCGGTCACGAAGAACGGGTAAGAGCACGCCACCATCTGGTCTGTATCATCAAAAATGATAGTCTCTACTGTTCCGATGGCCTGTCGCGTTTCTCCCGTGTTGTCGAACGTGACGCGCTGGCTGAATGCCAGACCGTACTTCTCGAAAACCGGTTTGATGGTTTTGAGTATCGTGGCGAGGTTGAGATACTTGTAAGTCCGGTTGCCTGCCTGTGCGGTTTCGTCGGTGACGAAGTTGGGAACTTCGTTGAGAACTTGCATGAACTTGTTGCTGAGATTGTTGGTTGCCATCTCAGTGTTCCTTTCTGATAGTGTGATGATATATAAAGTATATCACATGTTGCGTGATATTACAAATGTGATTACTTGAGTTTGTGGACTGTGACCCTCACATGGAGGCATTGGATGTTGTATCCTCCCGCGAAAATGCTCTTGATCGAGAAGCGGCCTTTAGGTCCGGAGATGATGCCGTTGATTCTTCCATCGGGGCCGATGTAGGTCCACTCGACTTCGTCTATGCCTCCGGCTTTGTCGTTGCAACGGTCGATGATGTCGGCCTTCTTGCAGGAGGCTTCCTTGTCGAGGAACGTGGCGAACTTTACGGGGTCGTAAACAGAGTCGTATCCATGTTCTACAACCATCTTGCCGTAGCTGCTTTTAAGGTCGGCCTGAGCCTTAAGCTTGTTATAACCGTCGAGCTCGGGATCGTGCCAGATGGCTTTCCGCTTTTCCTTGTACTGCTTGTAGAGGGCTGGGACTTGTTCGGTGAGGTTGGCTTTCCAGTTGTCGAGCAGTTGGTCGATGGGTTTCAGGTTGTTGTTCATTGTTACCTCTTTGGGGTATAAGCTCAAGCCGTTTGCTTGATATATATAATATATCACGTGTGGTGGGGTTAGGCAATCAGCGACACGCGGAGACATGTCCCAGCGCCCTAGTAGGACGTGCTAGGACGTGTGGCTAGGACGCCCTGAATGGCGGAATAACGCCAACTAGGACGCTAGGACACTAGGACATGCATTAACTCAGATTGGCCATGCCTCGCCGTTCGTCAGATACACATTATCCGCGTCTCCGTTGTCGAATTGGGCACCCAAAAGCCCGTCCAGCATTGGCATCCCGCCGAGATTGTACGCCTCAACGAAGAATTCGAGGCGGGTCGGCTGATTGCCTTCAAGCACGTATATGGCGCTCGCCCACTCGGTCTTCCCGTTACGTTCCTCATAGTCCCGGAATGCTTGCTCGTACACGTCGGCGTCAACGTATCCGTAATCTCCGATACGCCAAATATCGTCCGTCTCGGTGTATGTGTCGAAGTCGCGGCATTGGGGGATTAGACTGGTGTCGATGCTGTGAATCATGTCGCGGGCCTGTTCGACGGTGATATTTCTAACTGTTTCCATTGTTTCCTCCTTGGGTATATCTCAAGCCTTATCGCTTGATATATTTATTATATCACATTGTGTCTTGTGATGCAAACAAAAAAAAGGCCGGGACTCGCCCGGCCTGTAATCACTCTTCCTCGGCGTCTTTCCTCGCTATCTCGATGATCTTGGATACCGCAGCAGCCATATTCTTGATTCCGTTACGTGAAGCGAACGATGTCACCTGATGCACGAACTCGTCGTACAATTCCATAGGCACCAACCCGAGCATGTCCGAGTTGCAATCATCCACGAACTGTTCAAGTTCTTCGTATTCGCGGGTCAGAAACAAAAACTCCACGTTCTTATACTCGTACTTCACATTCAAACCGTTCAGGTTGACTTGCTGCGGTTCGACGTGCGGTAGGCTGTCCTGATCGAGTCCGCTGAGCAACAAATCGTCTACGTTGTCCATCTGAGTGACCAGCTGCGCCAGCAGTTTCTCGTCGGCGTGGCCGGTGAGTTCGTTGGCAGCTATCTGCTTCGCCGTTATGGTGGAACGTGTCATAGGCTTCGTGTCCACGATAACCGGGATACGTTGGATACCGGCGCGGGCGGCGGCTCTTGTACGATGATGGCCGGAAACAATACTTATCGGCCCTTCTCCGTTCGGTTGCGAACAGTACGGCAATGACTCCAACATCCCTCGTAGCTTGATGTTCTGGGTCAGCGCGTCGAACTTACGTGGTTCCATGACCTGCGCGTTCAGGTCTTGTTCCTTGAGATTGACCACGTCAACCCACTTGATTACCAAACCGTCGGCTATGGTCATTTCTTGCGACGTGTCGACATCGGCCATTATTTCCTCCTGTTCTCTTTGGCTAGGAACTGTCCGAGAATGTTCCTTAAGCCGATCTCTTCGTGCCAATCGCTCTTATACTGCAATTGGTACTGTCCGTTTTTACGGTCGCGTCTGTCCAGTTTCATCAGGCCGCGAAGTCCCTTGGCTTCGGGATATCGCGTGTACTCAACGGTTGCCAGCCCATCGCACGCATCGACGAGTATCTGTGTCTTGGGCGTAGCGCAGAGCTGGAACGTGGAACGACGTAACGCTATCATCGTGACCAGCTTCGTAAGCCGATACCGTTCGTGGGATACCCCGAATGCTTGACGCAATACCGCGTAGCGAATCGTGTACATGGGGTTCGGCAAACCATATCCGATGATTCCGGCAACGTAACCGTCGATTAGTATGAGAACACACATCGGGCTCACGTTTCCTGATATCCTATGCCGCATCACTTGCAGATAGGAGTCTTGGGCCGCGCTATCGCGTAACGGTACGACCTTGATTTCGGAACGTTCGGTAATCTGATGATCTCTGGGCAATATCGGTATCGGTATCTCCGCCGATTTCGACGACGCCACAGTAACCATGTTCCCGCCGACAAGACGTTTGACCTCGTTCGGACGGTTGGAATTCATGTAAATCACACTGTCCAAACCCAGACGCCTAGCGTAGACCGGGCTATCAGTTGCGGCGTTTCCGGGCGTTTGCTGCTGCTGGCAGACCAGCAACGCCTTACGCCCATCGAACAGCTGACAGAGCTTGGGAATATCGACGGGAGCATTGAACACGTTGTATTCAGGTTCCGCCCATTGGAATCTCCCCCCGGTCTCGAAGAACTTTTCATAAGCTCCCGGATACGTAGGAGGATTGGCGAACACGATGGTGTGCGGGTCGTCCATGATGTGTTCCGCGTACTTCATCGGGTCGGTGGGCTCGTATCTCAGCCCACCAAGTCTGATCATATTCGCTGCGATTCGCTCCCGTAGCTGGCCGACGTGTTCCGAATCGTTGATGTCAAGATCAGCCAGAAGTTCACGGTAGTAATCGACATCATCGTGCTTGCTGAGACGCATACGGTATTGCGCCATGATTACGGCAGCAGCGTCGTCCGCTGCGTTTCCTGAGAGCGAGACTGGTGAACCGTCAACGGTTGCCCGCATTTCGGTGAGAGGCTTACCGCTGTACGCATATCCGAGCGCTGCGGTGTACGCCCACACGTCGCACGCCTCGATTTGCTCCGGTTTCCAGCCGTTCTCCACGGCGATCATGCAGTTGGCGAAGGCTCCGGCGTACAGTTCGACGTATCGCGTATACCCTGACGCGAGTGCCTGCCTAAACAGATTCCCGTTCCAATCACGTTCGGGCTTATCCCAAGTGTTGAGGAACAGTATGGACGGTGAGTTGAAACCTGCCATCAGACCGCCCCCCAAGAGTCGAACTTGGTGCCTCCCAATTCGAGATTGGGCGCTCTATCCGGTGAGCTAGGGGCGGAATAGCAACGGTCATTAGAATAGCACATTTTGGGCGGCCTCCAAACCTTTTTGTAATTCCTTGACTTCTTCACCGGTCTTTTCCTGCCACCATTGGGCGAAAATCGTTCGGTGGCACAAGCCTTTTCTTACGTCATCGAAGCATAGAAGCACGATGTCTTTACCTCCGTTGAGTTGCGATATCGTTTCAAGTTCCGTTCTGATGCGGGCAACCCCGTGTGAGTCCAGCATGGCACGATACCGTTCGGTGAATTCTTCGTCGGTTCCTTCCATGAACCATCGGCCCGGCGTCACTGTTTTCGCCGATGCTGCGATTGTGTATGGAAGTCGCCATCGTGGCGAACCGTACGTTATGCGTACCGGTATGCCTTGTGACGGGGTGAAGTCGTGGTATCGGTTTGTGTAGATCTTCATATGCTTCCTTTCTATGAATGTGTGATATAGATATTATATCACACTGTTGGTTCTTGTTACAAATTGCCCACATTCTTAACTTCGTCTGGGAAGAATTCCATTTCCAAAGCCTCCACACCACCGGTGGCACCCCAATACGCACGCCTCGCACGCAGAACGGTCGCCACGTCGGCGGACATGGAATCGGGAAGCCTATGGGACATCCAATTCGATAGCTTCGCTTCGCTCCGCTGCTCCTGCTTCTGCGATCTCCAATTAACCGAGTTGGCCAGCCACACGGGCAGAGTCCGCACGTACTGCAATGGCGTACCCTCGCACGATTCCACGAAACGCTTCGCCGCCCTCATAAGCGCATCGGCACCAACCTCATCAAACGCCTGATTGAAGTATCCGAGGAATTCGTTAGAGACCCTGCACTTCTTTGGCCACAACGCCATAAGAGCCTTGAGGGTATCCACCGAATGACAGGTGACTGTGATTTTTTCTTCGTCACGCGAGTATTGTTCTTGGGTTTTGTTCTCTTGGGTATTGTTCGTCAAAACCTCGTTTTGGGGTGGGTCAAAAGCAGGTTTTGGGGTGTCAAAAGCAGGTTTTGGGGTCGGTGCATGGTCATAACCCTGTTTTGGGGTGGGCTTCCACAGCGAGACGTGATACCGGTTGGCCCTGCCATCGGACTTGACCCGTCGGATGTAGCCCAATTGTTCCAGCACGTTGAGGCTCTTGGACACCGTGGGCTGTGAGCAACGCGCGATCTTCGCCAGCCGCTCCAAGCTGGGCCAGCATACGCCGGTGTTGTCGGCGTGACGTATCAGCGCCATATACACCAGCAGGTCGTAGCCGCCCAACCTGTCATCATCCACCGCCCAATTTGGCAACATCGAAAAACCCGAGTTCTGTGCTATACTCGTATCGGACACGTTTCCACCTTTCTGTTAGCGCCTCTCTTCCGTTTTCTCGGGGGAGGCGCTTACTTTATTCCTGTTCCTATTTTTTTTTTGATGTGATGCGCCCGGTTCCAGTGCGCATATATATATATGTATATTATATAGCTAGCATATGCTACTTGCAATCAAGAATAATCTGATGTATATTTAAATCATGTACGCTAAAGACTACACCGCAACGACGGAGCAGTACGCGGAACGCTGGCATCTCAACATCCAGACCGTCCGCAGATACTGCCGTGAGAAACGACTGCCATACATCAAGGTAGGCAACCGCTACTACTTCAACCCCGACATCACACCACTACCCATAGGAGCAACGATCGACGATGAATGACCCAACAATCACGCTACCGCTCGCACGCTTGGCGGCAGACCCCGAACGCAAACAGGCCCGCAACGGCACCCCCTACATGCTTATCCGAGTCGCCGCCACAGGCGGACACATGGATAAAGGCACAAAGCAGTGGGTGGACCACGACACCATGTGGGCGACCATCTTCGAATATGACCTGAGACTTGCGGAAACCTACGAACGCATGCTACGCAAGGGCACCCCTGTCCGCGTCGAAGGCGTCCTCAAATGGAAGACCGACACCGACAACCAAGGGCAGCCGCGCACCGACTTCATCATCGAACACGCGACCATCAGCCTCGCCATGCTCAAAGCCAAGAACCAGCAGACTCAGCAAACTCAACAGTCCGGCAACCAGTGGCCGGGAACCGACCCGTTCGGCCCGACCAGCTCGTTCAACCAGACCGACAACGAATGGAACGTGTTCTAAATGGCAGTGAACGTCACTGAGAAAGACAAGACGCTCAACAAGATCATCGACTGGTGCGAACAGTTAGCAGCGGAAGGCCTGAGACTGGCGAGCGCTCTTCTAAGGCAGCATGACATGGCCGCATACGGTGTCGTGCAGGGACAAGTCAGCGCATACGAAAAGACAGCCGACCACTGCCGTTCCATGCTCGGCTACACCGGCAACATGCCCACGGAAGTACCGAATCAAAGCGAGGACACGAAATGAACATGAGAGTGAGAACAACCTACTTGGCAAAATGTGACTACCCGGGCTGTCGCATGCAGTACGACTTCTGGTCAATGAGCGAGGAAAACGCAATCATGGACATTATCGACGACGAAGGCTGGTTGTGTCTGTTCACAAATGATAATGAGCCGCGATTCTTCTGTCCACTGCACTTGCGATACGCGCAAAACAACTCACAGTATGAATGGCTGACCGTATTTTACGATTCCGACAACCCAGACACGCAAACAAGCTTGCACGCTCTAAACAAGTACTACGAGGATATGAGCACATCGCAACCACTGCCAAAACCGGGATGCGAGGACACCATACTAGAGATTCTCACAAGCGAGGACACGAAATGAGCGGTGTGTTAAAACTCCTCCCGCATGACATGGGTCTGCGCGTGGAACTTGATACGAACGAAACATACTACCTGAAAAGCGGATGGATAGGATGCTGTGACGGTATCTACGGGCTTGCTGTGAGTTATACGGATGGTTCCGGCATCGGACACGTTTCATTCCTTGGCGATCCTGCTCCCATCGCAATCATGAACAGCCACGTGAAGCTGGCAGTCCCATTTGACGACCATGAAACCAAAACCACCAAGCAAAGCGAGGATGTGAAACGACGATTAACGAACTGCATGATTACTGCCGTTACCTCTTCGACGATAACCATGAGCATGGCGTGCCTGACAAGTGGAGCGAAGGCTACGAGTTCGCGCTCAGCCTTGTCATGTTCAAGTGCCATGAGGGATTAACAGACGAAGACCGCAAGGCTGTAGCCGACTGGCGTGAAAAACATTGGAAGGATACGAAATGAGCAGGGCAATCCGATATGTCGAGTGCGCCCACTGCGGCGAGACGGTGTGCACATATTACGTGACCTGCCCGTACTGCGGATACAGGCTTGCCGTGCACAGTCTGCCACCAAGGGGAGAAATGTGCGGACTCACACAAATCACCACCGATTGAAAGGAACCATAATGACCCGCTATCTCGTAACGGACCAACAACTGCGTTACGCAATACACTCGGCCATAAGAACTCTGGACCTTAGCGAGCAAGGTGATAATTACACCATCGAATCAACTGGCGAAGTCTCCGATAAAGCTCTAGAATTATTGGCCTCATCGAAGACCACCGAATCGGAACAAACCGAGAATCCCAAACAGACTGCTGGCCGTGAAATCGATACGAGCGCGTACCCATTTATCCAACTAGAGGCAGACGAACTCGTCCGGATGATCTGTGACGCCTATCAAACCGGCGTATTTTCAGGAAAGGAACAATCATGAAATTCACGAAACGCGCATACGTCAAAGTGTGGCAGAACTGCCCAGAAGACGAACGCGAAGACACCACCATAACCCTCCAAGACTACGAGGACGCCAACGAACTCAACAGCATCCCAGTCGCCCTCCTATACCTGCTGGAACGGCACGCATTCATCAACAGCATGGAAGATTTCAACATTCTCGAACACTGCCTTACAGCCGAATCGTTCGACCTCATAGGCTTCGTCAAAACCTACCGGGACATGCTCAGCAAAACCGGAGACTTCTGGACACCCATGAAGTTCATCACCGCCAGCCCCAAACCCGTGGACGGCATCCCACCCGTCTCATACTGCCCACGTTGCGGAGCGTTGATCTGGCCAGACGCCACATTGCGCTGCATCAACGGGCAACCCGAAAACGACTCCGAATACTATCAGCGAATTCTCGAAATCTACAAGAACACCCCCCGATCCGCTGTTCTGCCACAATTGCGGTCAACGCTTCAAATACGTCGGCCAAGACCAACTAGCATACAAGCACCAAAGCAACCGTGCCGACATCCTACGCACACTCAAACTCAAGGCGGAAACGCAACCAACATTCGATCTGGCAGAGCTCAACCAATGATCAGCGAACCATTCTCGTTCAGCCTGTTCATTCCCGGCATCCCCGCAAGTAAAGGCTCCTACCGTCCAATCACCGGCAGGAGCCGCACCACAGGCAAACCCGTCACCCGTCTCATACCAATGGACAAAAAGGAACGCCCGTGGCGCGACCACGTCCGCGACACCATCCTCAGCCACAAACACCCAACCATTCCCCCCAACTCATACGTGACAATAGAAACCACATTCTACCTGCCACGCCCCAAAACCATCCCCCCACACAAACGCAAACACCCCACAGTCAAACCCGACATAGACAAACTCCAACGCGCCCTATACGACGCCATCACCGAAACACACATCTGGCATGATGACTGTCAGATAACCGACGTAACCAGCCACAAACGATACGCCGACAACCCCACCACCGGCGTATCCCTAACGATCAGGTGGGAGCCAAACCAATGAAGAAACCAAGCGAATTCGAATACTTCCGAAACACCGACAAGCCGGAGAAAAACACAACCAGCTACAAAGTAGGCCGCATCCTCGGCATCCTGCTACTTACCCTAGCCGTCCTACTCACCACCACCGGCACCATAGCCCTACTCAAACTACTCATAACCTACATCCTCGCGTAAGGAACCATCATGCCCCTCAGCCAACACAAAACCGAACTAGCCCTCCAATGGCACCGCAAACACTACAACACCGAATACATCGCCAACCTACTCAACACCACCCCAGAAGAAATACAAACCATCATCAACCAACACCAACACCAAACTAAACCCAAGAAAGCATAAAATACCCCTTATGAGCAACGTAACCCGCGACGCACACGGCAGAATCACCGGAGGAGTAAACAACCCAACCGGTAAAGGCGGATTCCAAGAACGCCCACAAGACCGCAGCCGCAAATGGACAAAACGCGGCAGCGTGAAATACAACCTCCAACAATTCCTTGAACTCACGAACGAGGAACTAGCGGAATGGGTGCAGCGTATGGACGAACTGACCCAAGCCGAACAGATCGCCCTACGTCGTGTTCTTGAATCGAAGAAGGACGGTGAGAAAGCATTCCGCGCCTATCAGGACATAGCCAACCGTACCGAGGGGATGCCCCGCCAGCAGGTTGACCAGACGGTTCAGATGTACGAGCCGCCTACGATCAATGTCACGGTGAAGTGAACAAACCCGAGCCTATTATTCTCAATAAGGCTCGGGTTCCCCCGGGTGAAGACCATACTATTGAGAATCGCGCGCACATTATGGAACAAAACGGAACATTCAACCTCGTAATCCCCAAAGCATACGAAGACCTATTGTTCTTCCTCCACGACCGCGACAACCCACCATACCGCTACTACGACTACAGCGGAGGCCGTTCAAGCGCAAAAAGCACCAGCGTAGCCATAGCTTTAGCACTCGAAGCCAGCATGTACCCCACCCGCATCCTATGCACCCGCGAATTCCAGAACAGCATTCAGGAAAGCGTCAAACAGCTCCTAGCCGACATCATCAGCCGCTATGAGCTTCCCGGATTCACCATCACTCGCGAACAAATAACACACGTCAACGGCAGCGTGTTCTGGTTCAAAGGATTGCACGAAGACCCCGAAAGCACGTTGAAAGGCATCGAAGGCGTAGACCGCTGCTGGATCGAGGAAGCCCAGTTCATCACCGACCATAGCCTAGACGTATTGCTGCCGACCATCCGAAAGAACGGCAGCACCATCATCTTCACCCGCAACCCACTGACCCCGGAAGATGCGATAACCACACGCTTCGTCACCCACCCCAGCCAGCTCACCCAACAGCGCACCACCCACCATCACACCACATGGCGGGACGCCGAACAGGCAGGAATACTCCCGGAAGAGATTCTGCGACAGGTCGAGGAATCACGAAACAACCCAGACTTCGCCCACATCTGGGAGGGAATGCCATACGAGAAAACAATCAACCAGATCATAAGCTGGCAGCAACTCACAGACGCGACCGAACGCCACCCGCAAACAGAGGGCGGCGTGAGCTTCGGCGTTGACGTGGCCCGATACGGAGCCGACCGAACCGCCGTAGCCATCGTAAAGGGACGCCACCTAGTAGACCTCGTAAGCTGGAGCAAAACCAGTCTTGTCGAAACAGCGGAACGCATAATCACCCTCGCCGGAACACATCATCCAAGCATCATCAACGTGGACGATACCGGCGTGGGCGGAGGCGTAACGGATATTCTCCGCAGCCGAAACAAACCAGTGAACGGCGTCAACTTCGGAGCCAAGCCCAAGCATCCCGACCGCTATCCGGCAGTCAGTTCGGAATTATGGTTCGAGTTTGCCGAACAGCTTCCGGAAATCACCATCAACCCGAATCTGGAACACCGAGCCGAACTGTTTCAGGAACTCAGCACCCGTGAATGGGCAATCAACAACAGAAACCTACGCGAAGTGCAGCGGAAGAAAGACTACAAAACAGAGAATCAGACTGGTAGCCCCGATCTAGCGGATAGCGTCCTTCTCGCCTACTACAAGCCGCTGCAACTTCCATCGTGGGACGTTGCGGTCTGCTAGCTCTTTAGGTGCTGCACTCGGTAGACTAGACGCAGGGTCTTCTGATGAATCGAGGAAACTGTGAGCCTGCTGAACAATCTCCGTGACGGTTTTATGAGCGCGTTCGACCGTAACCATGCGCCCAGTATGTCCCCCACACCGATGGGTGGGAACATCTGGCAGCCGATGGGCGGCAACACCATCCCCATGTACGACACCTACGACAACGTGTTCCCGTATGTGAACGCCATCGCCCAACGGTTCAGCACGGTAATCCCCTACGCTGTGGACTCGGACAACAGGCGCATCGACCCGGCTCCCGCGCCACTGGCCGCGCTCTACGCGCCAAACGACACGTATTCGTGCTTGGAATTCCTCAAGATCGTTTGCGCCACCATCCTCACTCAATCCCACTTGGACGTACTGATCTGGACGAACAATGGGCCGGGCGGAGACATCACCCCAACGAACATCATCGGATACACGCTCCTGCCGTCGAACAGCCGCCAGTACAATTCTTCTCGCTCGGACTGGTATCATCGCGTCACGATGGACTTGGGCGACGGCGAACGAGTCTACGAATTCTCCCGAGACGAAACAATCGCCCTCAGCTACAGCCAGCATCCGAACGACCCGACGCGCGGCATTGCTCCTGCAATGACGGTGAAGAAGTGGGCGAACGTGGACGATATGATCGCCGACTATGAGCGTGGCTTCTTCGGCAACAACGCGGTACCCGCAGGAATGCTCGGAATCGTGTCAGAAAACACCGAGGACTTCCAACGCAACCGCGACCGCCTCGAAAGCACGTTCCGTGGCGCAGGCAACAACAACGGAATCGTGTACAACATGATCCCAGTTGACCCGATGACCCATAAGCCCAGCACCACGAGCAAGCTGGTGTGGGTGCCGTTCCAGAACTCCAACGATAGTCTGGACTTGCAGACCGTAAACGACGTGGTGAACAACCGACTGGCGAACGCTCTAGCCGTCCCGGATATCATTCGCGGCATCGACAACGGGCAGACCTACGCCAACGCCGAACAGGCGGAACGCGCGTTCATTGAGAACACGTTGAAGCCGTTGTGTATGACGGTGTGGGATAAATGGCAGTTCGAGTTAGACCGTATCACCGGAGGCTTGGGCTACGGTATCACGTTCGACCTTAATTTGCCGTCCCAGACCGACGTGGAGAAGGTTCAGGCGGACACGCAGAAGGTTCGTATCGACTCGCTTGTTCAGCTTGTGAATATGGGCGCTAGTCTTGATGCAGCCGTGGACGCGCTCGGACTACCCGACTCGTACAAGCGTCTCGACCTGCACCAGCAAGCTCCGACGCTGACTATCCCAATAGCCGCAAAACGATATTCGCGGAATATCAAACCGCAGGAAACGGCAACCGAGAAACGCATCCTTCCCGCCACCCGAACCTACGTGAACAGAGTCATCCGAATGGTCCGCCGATCCCAGAACGGACTACGCGACGATCTGGAAGCCATCGACGACCAGTGGATAAACGACGTGGGAGACGACCTGATGACCAACCTCGCAGCCTACGCACGCCGTACCGGCTACGAATTGGAGCAGGTCATTACCGCGTGGGCGGAAATCCATCCCGAAAGCGCTATTGCCGTGGAAATCGGGAACTATACGGCAGATGACTGGCGGCAACTCTACTTCTGGACTGAACTCCCCGACACTGTGCATGAAGCGTACCTAGACCACTTGCGGAGTGTCGCCAAGTCTACCAGCAAGACCATCACAAACAACGTCCTAGAAATCCTGAACCGTGCCGACGTGGAACAGTGGGACGCCGAACGCCTGCGTGACGCTCTCGAACGGTTGGGCAACGATCACGCAGAACTGATTGCCCGCTGTGAGACGGTGCAATCCCAGCGGCTCGGCAGCTTGTACAGCGCCCGCAATCTTAGCGAGACTCTTGGCATCCGACTGGACAAGGTATGGCGCACCAGCAGCGACGGCAAAGTGTGCGAATTCTGCCGCCACATGGAAGGCAAGAGAATCGCCTTGAATGACACGTATATGGCGGAGAACGCCAGCGTCGAGATCGGAGACCGCGCCTACGTGAACAATTTCGAGAGTATGCAGACCCCGAACGGACATCCCAACTGCCGATGCTACGAGGATTACGAGGTGGTGGAATCATGACGTATGACATCCATTGCAAACGCTGCGGACGGTATCTAGGCTCCTGCGCCCGTGACACAATGGTGACGCTCAAGTGCCCGAACTGCAAAGGCTTGGACACGTACCGCATCGTGCTACTATGGGGTGCAGAACATTAAGCCCATTAAGGACGTTCGACCGCACCACTACCCTACTATTTGAAAGGGCCAAAATGAAGACTCGTAAGAGCTTCGCCAACAGCGGTGCCCCAGAAACCAATGGTCGTACCCTCACCTTCCTTGCTAACAGCGGCAAAGTGATGTGCGACGGACTCACCGTAGACTTGAAGACGCTGAAAGCGCCGTTAATCGACGGCACTCTGAAACTGGTGTCCGATCTCACCGAGTCCGACAAACTATCCCTTCCGCTCCTGATCGACCACATGCCCAGTATCGAATGCCAAGCGGGTGCAATTACCCGACTTTGGATGACCGACGCCGGACTAATGGCCGAAGCGAAACTCAGCGAGGTAGATCAAGGCGAACGTATCCGCCAGCTTGCAGCAGACGGATGCCTGACCAACAGTTTCAGTATCACCGTTGAATTCAACCAGCGTCCCGGCAAGGACGGTATCATCCACGATGGCGAACTACTGGAAATCAGCGTCGTCTATCGTGGGGCCGACCCAAGGGCCGCTTTCACCGCAATCAACAGCCGCAACAACAAGAATGGAGACACCATGAACCCGGAACTCCTGAAGAAACTGGCGCGTACCATCGCCCAGTTCAAACTTACCCCGGACGAGGCGGAACAGCTCACCACTTCCATCGGTGACATTATGCAGGGCGCTCTCGATGACATCACCGCTGCCATCACCAACCAGAAGGAAGGCGAGGGCGAGGGCGAGGGCACCCCGGCACCGGAGGACCCCGTGCAGACTTCCAGCGGTCGCCAGACCATCATCATCAACAAAGCCAACCACGCCGCCCACCAGTCGGGTACCGTGAAGTTCTCCCACGACCGTAAGACGTGGCTTGACTCCGACGACGCCATGATCGCGTTCGAGCGTGCCCTAATCGACACCGATAACAAGGGTGTCGAAGCGTTCCACCGTGAGTGGTCTGACACCGTGAACCGTAATATGTCGGACACCGCGTCGTTCGGCGTTAACGCTGACAATGTGAACAAGTTCATCCCGACCGAGGCAATCACCACGATCTCGGACGCGCTGAACACGCGCGGCTCCGGCCTGTGGAACCTGCTGCGCAAAACCGGAATGGATCGCCTTACCATCGGCGGCAATATTACTGGTCTGACTGATCAGACCCGCGCCCACGGCTACCCGGTGGCCTCCTACGGCACGCAGAAGAAGGAACAGGTGCTTTCGTTCGTAAAGCGTGAGCTTCAGGCCGACTACACCTACAAGTACATCACCCTTAACAAGGGCGATATCCGCCGCACCCAGCGTCCGGGCGCTCTGCTCCGCTACGTGCTTCAGGAACTCCCGAACTACATCGTCCAGACCATCGAACGTCAGATCACTCTTGGTAGTTATACGGACATGGAGCATTTCCGTTCCGTCGTGACCGACGCAGTAGACAAGGCGTCCGAGTGGAAGGGCAACCGTTTCGCGCTCTCCTACACCATGACGGATAACACTCCGCTGATGGACTTCGTGCGTGCCTCCCACATGGTTCGCGCGCAGGGCAACAAGGTGCTGCTGTGCAACGCTGACACCGTGGCCGATCTGCTGATGTCCGCAAACGCTAACGGCAACACGTACATTGCTCTCGGCGGTGACGATACTCTGGCCCGCGCCCTCGGCGTTAACCAGATCATTACCCCTGAATGGTGGACGGACACGGACGACACCACCACTATGGGCGTTATCATGGCCGCGTCCCACTATGCAGTGGTCGGCGATACCTCCATTGAGGCTTTCACCAACTTTGCGCTGTCCACTAACACTAACGAGTATCTTCAGGAGATTTACGCTGGTGGAGGTCTGGACGCGGAGAAGTCCGCCGTGGTCATCAAGCCGAAGGCTAAGTGAGGTGACTAACGATGACGATGAAGCAGGTTCGATTCGTTAAGGCGGACTCTCGTAACCCGGTTCAGGAAATCGCTGAGCTGGCGGTGTTCGACGCTTCGGGTGAGCCGGTTGACCCTCCGACTTCCGGTGGTGGTGAGATCGGCAATAACAGCGTGACCACGGCGAAGCTGGCCGACAAGGCCGTGACTGCGGCCAAAATCGCTGACAACGTTCTGCCGACTAACGCGACCACTGCAAAGGCTGGTCTGGTCAAGCAGGCCGCACACGTTGACGACCCGGCTGGTGATACTCCGACTAAGCAGGAGTTCATCGCGCTCCGTAACGCGCTGGTCACTGCGGGCATGATGGCGTCCGCCTGACACGCTACCCTAAAGAGTAGCGGGACTGCACCGCAAAGGCCCTATCTCCTACAATGGAGGTAGGGCCTAACTCATTTTCGGAAGGAACATAATGAACATCGACGCAAGCGTAATCAATCAGGTGGGAGACGCGACCTACGCGCGGTGGAAGGATGCAGCGCTCGCAGACCTCGCCAACATCCTATGCCAAAAAGCCCTGTCCCAGCTTACGGATGATTACATTGGAATCATCGTAGGAGATGGCCGCCACGTAGCCCTATTGGCGTGGTATTCGGAAGTAACCAACGTGCAGACCACCGACGGTGTGAAGCTCGATTTTCGCGTGAACTACGATATGGGCGACGGGTGGACGCCCGAAACCAAGTACGCCAACTATCTGACTATCGCGCAATGTCTTAATGTAGGCACGGCAGTCACCGTGACGGGAACGCACGGGTTCGCCAAGCTTCCCGCCCCATTATCCTCTGTATTGGCGGCTGTTATAGAGGCAGACCAGAACGTTCTTGAACAGACAGACCGCATCACGTCCAAGAGCATCGAGGATGTGAGCGTGGGCTACGCAACAATGAACGAGACGGCTATGGAACGCGCGTTGACCCCGTACCAGTCGCTTATCAACCAGTGGAGCCTATGCCGGAACGGAGTCCAGACAGGTGGCATTCTCTCCATGCCTCGCAAGCATCATCAATTACCGTGGTGGCTCAACGCTCAGGATTACATGGGGGGTGACTACGCTTATGGCAACGCTCTGTGACCCGTTCCGACTGTTCCCGAACCAAGTCCAGACGGCTACGCTTTGGCGGTACACGGCTCCCGGTCTGCCTAACGAACAACTGGCCGACTTGCAGGTGATTGTGAAGCATTCAACCCAGTCCGATCAGCCGACCGAATACGGTTCGCGTATCAGCAGTCGACGCTTCCATATTCAAACGGACACGGTTCCCGAGAACTTGCGGGAAAACATGGAACTATGGCCCGATCTCATGGTGGAATTGTCCGATGGCAGAGTGTACCAAGTCACGCAAGCCAGTCGCGGCGATGATATGGACATGGGGGAGACTCGGTTCATCACCGTGTACGGGAACCCGTATGGAAGGGACAGCATATGAGTTACCGATTACAATTATCCGCCGATTGGACACGTAAGCTCTCCACCCAACAGTTGAACGAGGGCGGAGTGAAGATGATGACCGATATCCTCAAGATGGCACGTCAGAACGCTCCCGTCTTGACCGGCGCTTTGCGTAACAGCGGACGTTTCCAACAACTTTCCACCGTAAAGTGGCGTATCACGTTCGGCAACAGTCGCGTGCCTTACGCTCGTATCCGCGAACACACGAACCGGTTGCACCCGAACACGGTACGCTACCTCCAGCGGGCTAGGAACACCGCCGCTAGCCGTGCTAAATCATATTTCAACCTAGGATAGGAGCGCCATCATGATTGATCTGGCCATGTGCATGACCCTCCAGAACGAGGGTTTCGGCACTTACGGGAAGACCTTGTTCTTCGGCACCAGCCCAGTACTGGACACGGGTAGCGTCACCAACGCCGAGGGCATCTGGGTCAACGCGAACACGGTTGACATCAACGGCGACCTGTACACCGATCAGCTCACCATCAGTAGCCGCTATTTCGACGTGATCGAACAAGGCCGTCTGATGCTCCGACTCCTGCACTTCGTCAACAATCGTCTGCATGAGTATTGCCGACTGACCTGTAACCCCATTGCTGATATAGGCTTTGTATCAATCCGCGTGTATCCGGCTACCGCAATCGACATGGACGCCATCGACGGGGAAGGCCGCTGGGTGAAAAGCATCCGGTTCAATGTGGATTACAAACTCTCCCCCGAAACGGTAGAATAGGAACCGTCCATTAGTCGCCGCGTGTGCAGTCCCGCCCGACGAAAGGACAAACAATGGCTTCCTACCCCCTTATTGGCAAGAAGACAGTCTACATCGACGATATGGTGATCTCCCCCGACTACGTTCAGGATGAAGTCGGCAGCATCACCCTTACTCCCGGCACTACCGAGGTTGCTTCGCAGTCCGGCACTATCAACGTACCGAACGGTTCATACGAGGAAATGAGTTTCGAGTTGAACATTATCTGTCCGAGCGTCCGCTACCTCGGTATGCTGTTTCCGGAACTGTACCATAATGCGAAGTTCAAGCGCGTTATCTCCGGTTCGCTATCCGAGACGGGTCAGGTGCGTTTCGGCGGCAACGAATGTATTTCCAACACTCCGCGTGACATCATTATCCATAACGTGTGCGATGGCCATTCATCGGCGCAGGACTTCCGTATCCCGCAGGCGCTAACCAGCGCGGGCGGCGAGTTCACCGTGAGCCTGTCCGACCCGTTCGTGGTCACACTGTCCGGCTCGATGACTCCCGGTGCAAACGGTGCCGTGGTCATGGGCGAGCTTGATCTGGATAACCCATCGTATTACGACGAGGATTCCGGCAGCATCAAGACGGAGAACGTTCAGGTCACCGCGCTTACCGCGTCCCCGGCGAACATCTCGGGCAAGGTCGGCGATCATGTGACGGTGAACGTGGTGGCGTCTCCGAATGGTGCGGCTGGTACCATCACCGCCACCGTAGCTGAAACCGCTAAGGCTGGCGCTACGGACAACGGGGATGGTACTTGGGATATTCAGTTTAAGCAGACTGGTACGGGTACCGTCACGTTCAAGGCTGACGCTGTTCAAACCGTGGTTAACTTCAACATTGCCGGTGAGTGAGCATAAGTAACGCCCGCCACCAGAATTTTAGTGGTAGCGGGCGCAGGAGAGAAAAGGTTCCGAGAAAAGCGACATGATTCATAATATCACACGATTGGAGCAAATATAATGACTACCCCTGTTTTGAGCATCGACACCCGAGAAGCGTTCCGCACCCTCACCGTGAAAATCGACGGCACCGTGTACACCATGCGACCGCTCGGCTCTAAGGATATGCTCACGATCTTGGATAATGCGGAGACAATCGACAAGCTGAGCGCTGGCGTGGCGAACCGTGAGACTTTGGAAACCGCCGAAAAGATTATCTTCCCGTTGGTCGAAAGCCTTATGAGTCCAGCTGATAAATTCTCCGAGTGGGCTTCACAGACCCGTAAGCGTAGCGACCTTGCCTATCAGCGTGCCATGACCGCGTTGTGCGGTCTGATGGCGAAGAACATCACGGTTGACATTAAAGGCGAATAATGAAGTCGTGGGATAGCCTGCTTACTCCCGCCGAACGGGAGGCGATGAAGAATTACAAACAGAAGGAGGCGGCTCGCAAGCCGCTTCCGAGCGTTCATATCCTCGCCGAGCTTGGTGGTTTGTATGGGTGGCAGGCTATCCGCGACGTGCTGGAAAACAACGTGTCTCCTTCCCTAATGATGAATCTGATCAGGGAAGGACGCCGTATCCGACGGAGGCGACTGGCGGAACAATATCTCATGACGTTCGATTGCATCGCCGCCGCGTTCAGCAAGCATGGAGACCGCAGGATTAACACGATTATCGAAAAACTCGGGAAGGACGTGTAATGGCAGACTCGACACTGACCCTAGACGCCGAGATTAATACCGGCGACTGGAACGCTGGCGTTAAGGATATTGAATCGGGTAGCCGTCAGATCGAAAATTCTGCACGGCAGGCTGACGGAGCGTTGGGTAACGTTGACAAGTCGGCTAGCAAGTCTTCCAGCGGGTTCGGTAAGTTCGGTGCCGTCGCCGGTGCCGTTGGCGGTCTTGTTTCCTCGGGTATCGGAATGGCTGTGGACGCCATCAGTGATCTTACCGGAGACATTATCGAAGCCTCCGACTCTGCGGACAAGTTCAAAAGCACGCTGAACTTCGCAGGACTGGATACGGGTACGATTGACGCGCTCACCGCCAGCACTCAGACTTACGCCGACCAGACCGTTTACAGTATTAGCGATATCCGTAACGTGACCGCTCAGCTTGCCGCGAACGGAGTACAGGGCTTCGACAAACTAGCCGAGGCGGCAGGCAATTTGAACGCTGTCGCCGGTGGTAACGCTGAAACTTTTAGCTCGGTGGGTATGGTGCTTACGCAGACCGCTGGCGCTGGCAAGCTCACCACGGAAAACTGGAACCAGCTAGCCGACGCCATTCCCGGTGCATCCGGCAAACTTCAGGAAGCGATGCTAAAGAACGGCGCTTACACTGGGAACTTCCGCGACGCGATGGAGAACGGCGAGATCAGCGCGGAGGAATTCAACCAAGCCATAATGGACTTGGGTATGACGGACGCCGCGAAGGAAGCCGCTACCAGCACCAGCACTATTGAAGGTGCGATGGGTAATTTGGAAGCGTCCGTGGTTGGCGTGGGTACGACAATTCTTGATCAGTTCAAAGGCCCGTTGACATCCGGTATCAGCATGTTGGCGCAGAGAATCAGCGGACTTAGCGGCGTGTTTACGGGACTAGTGCAGACTATCGGCCCGATTCTCTCACAAATTGGCACAACGTTCCAGACAGCGTTTCAACCAGTTGTGGGAATGGTGCAATCTCAGTTGCTTCCGGCACTTAAGCCGCTTATGAGTGCCTTACAGAATATAGGCAATGCCATTATGCCTGCAATCCAGCCCATCGCATCAGGGTTAGCTACCGTGGCGAGCATCATCGTGCAAACTATGAGTGTCATCTCAACTGCCGTAACGCCGGTGATTAATAACATCGCCTCGTCGATTCAGACGGTGCTTCCGGCACTCCAGCCGCTAATGAGTGCTTTGCAGAATCTCGGTAATGCCATCATGCCTATTATCACGGCCGCAATCCAGACCATTGCACCAGTGTTGTCTACCTTGGTGAGCAACATCGTGCAAACTATGAGTGTCATCGCGACTGCTGTAACGCCGGTGATTAATAACATCGCTGCGTTGATTCAGGCCGTGCTTCCGGTAATCCAGTCAGCGTTTCAATCGTGGGGTTCAACGATTCAGGGTGTCATTAACGCGGTTTTCCCATTCATCCAGACGGTTGTTACTTCGGTTATGAACGTTGTCAACGCGATAATCAGCACCGTATTGGCCGCGATTAACGGTGATTGGTCTGGAGTATGGGAAGGTATCCAGAATATCGTTTCCAGTGTTTGGAACGGTATCCAAAGTATCGTTTCCGGTGCCATCAATGCAGTGTCAGGCGTCATCTCAAGCGTGCTGAGCGGCATAAGCGGTATTTTCAGCAGTGTATGGAACGGCATCAAGGGCGCGGTAAGCAACGCATGGAGTGGCATCACCAGTGCTGTCAGCAATGGCGTAAGCTCGATGATGAATTTCATCACCAGTATCCCAAGCCGTATCATGGGCGTGTTCAGCGGAGCCGGATCATGGTTGCTGAGTGCAGGCCAGAACATTATTCAAGGTCTGATTAACGGCATCACAAACGCCATCGGCGGTGCCATATCTGCGGTCAAGAACGCGGTTGGCGGTATCATCGACGGTGCCAAGAGCCTGCTGGGTATCGCGTCCCCGTCGAAGGTGTTCGATCGTGAGATAGGTCGGATGATTCCGGCTGGTCTTGGCCGTGGCGTATCGGAGAACGAGCGTGCGGCCACTCGTCCGGTGGAAGAAATGGTGAATTCTCTTCTGCCGTCGTCCATCGTGACGCCCATGCCAGTTATGTCTAGCCCGGTGCCTGTGAACATGAACAGTGGCCCGCGTGTGAGCGCGCCTATCACGGTGAACGCGCTTGACCCGAACGCGGCGGCACGGGAAACCGTTAGGGTGATTAATTTCCATTACGTGTGACAAGCCGCGCGGGTAGACTGAGGGTATGGCTATCTTTACCCTTGACCCGCGCGACGTTCGCCTGACCCTGAACGGGTTCCCCTTGTATGGGACTGACTCGTATGGGTGTGAGTGGCACGTAACGTTTCAGAACGTTTCGGGATTGTTCGACGGTGTTGGTTCGACCTTGCAGACCAAGGACAAGGCGTGGTCGGATGGCTGGTTTAGCAATATTCCAGTGGCTCAGGGTCGCTCGATCAGTGTCGAGGGTCATATTATCGGCAAATGCACGGAAAACTGCATCAACGCTTGGGATGCGTTCAAACGTTCGTTTAATATCACCAGTCAGTCGCTTGTCGTGGAGTTGGGGGACATCAGCCGTCAGGTGCAGGTCATGCAATCGTCTTCCGCTCCATTGGTGGAGTGGGCTGGCGTGAACATTCTCAAATTCAGTATCGGACTGACCGCTTTGGACTCGTATCTTTACGATACGCAGTCAGTGAGCGGAAAAACCGGGTTGCCGTACACTCAGGGCGGCATGACGTTCCCATACCATTTCGAGGACATCGATACGGGCACGGGGTCAACGTGGGTGTGGTCTGAAACAACCGTGTCGGGTAGCGTGCGCCTTACTAACACGGGTAGTGCTCCGAGTCCGGTGACTATTCGTATCGATGGGCCTGTGGTCAATCCGCAGGTTGAGCATAGTCCGAGCGGGCATATCATGGCGTTCGATCTCAGTTTGGGTGAGGGTCATTACATTCTTATCAACGGTGCCACTCATGAGATTCTTATTGATGGCACCGATCCGGCACGCGGCAGTGTGACGCGACGCGAATGGAGTTACGCGGAGGTCGGGGAGAATATCTGGATGTTTAGTGCCGAGAAACCATCGGATAACGCTCGGATAACTGTCACGTTTAACCCCGCTTACATCTAAGGAGGCATACGGATGCCATTACTTGCGAACAGATTGCCTCAATCGAATGGCTTGCACTCGGACACGGCGCGTGTACTGTGGCAGCGTTCCGGATTGCAGTTCGTCGCCGTCACGTTGAACGACGGCACGGTGATAGCCGAACTCCCAGACCTCCAACTAACCCACCTGACGTACCGTTTCGAGGAAACGACCAGCGAAACGGCCACGCTCCCGTGGCGCAACGCACCACGAAACTGGGATGAAGCCACCACCCCATATCAGGCCGCCATACTTCTGGTGCGCGAATCCACTGTGTTGTGGGGCGGTATCGTAGTCAAACGCGAGCGTGCAATGCGCGGAGACGGATTAACACTGACGTTGGCAACCGTC